GCCAGTAGGTGCAGTTGTTCTTAATGCAACTTTACAAACTAGTGGTGCTTTAGGTAGCGATAGTAGTACAAGAATCAATTTCTTTATTGATGGTGTACAAATCGGAACACACGATTCTATCGGTGCTATAAACTCTGGTGCTGTTCAAAAACACACAGGGTGGGATCAAGCACCTGTAGCTGCTACAGGAATAGGTCTTGTAACTGCTGTAGTAAGTGACTCAAATACAGTAAGTGGATCAATCACTTGTACTGGTCAAATCTTTTACTACGTTGGTGTATAACAAGTAATTCAGTAGGCATCTAAACATCCTTCTCGTTTAGTGTAAGTCCTACCTTTTATTAGGAGAAATATGGCCCTTACAAAAATAGATATTTGCAATCAAGCACTTTTAAAAGTAGGAGCTGATATGATTGCTTCACTAGATACATCATCTACTTCAACAGACGCACATATACGAAGTGCATCTTTATGTAATGTATTCTTTGATCAAGCATTAGAAGAATCAATTAGAGTATATCCTTTTAACTCCTGTAAAAAAAGAGCCATACCTGTTAAGTTAAGTGATGCACCAACTTTTGAATATAAGTTTGCATTCTTATTACCTAATGATTGTATTAGAGTTATAGATGTATTTGATAATGACAATGGTTATAATGATAGATTAAAATATGTTATTGAGGGTAAAAATATTCTGTGTGATACAGAAAAGATTTATATTAAATATGCAGCTGTTCCAAGAGATATTACACATTTAGATTCTTTAGCTGCACAAGTAGTAATACTAAAACTAGCTTTGAAGTTAGCATATCCAATGCAACTTGATGATAAGATAGAAAACTCTATATTAAAAGAATTAGAACAAGTGGTCCTACCATACGCAAGAAGTATAGATACTTTTGAAAGTAGTGATTATAGTCAACCAGAAAGCGAAATGCTTTTATCAAGATATGAAGATACACCGAGGTTTTAATGGCTATAGCTTATACAACAGCTTTTAATTCTGGTGAGCTATCTCCTAATATGGATGGCCGTACAGATTTACAAATATATAAAAAAGGTGTTAGTCATTTAGAAAACTTTACTATACTTCCTCAGGGAGGAATAGAAAGAAGACCAGGAACACAGTTTATAGCTAAAACAAATAATGGCAATGGTAGTGCAGCTGCTAGATTAATACCTTTTGAATTTTCAAGTGATGTAGTTTATATAGTAGAAATTGGTAATAACTACGCTAGAGTATTTGATTCTGCTGGTACAAGTTATGCTGTTAGTGGTACAGTACCATATCTTCAAGCAGAGATTAGAGATATACAATTTATATCAAGATTTGATACATTAATTCTTACACATCCTAATCATCCTCCACAACAATTACAAAGGACTTCTACTGCTCCTCAATTTGCTATATCACCAATAGATTTTATCTATCCTCCTTTTCTTGATGAGAATACTACATCTACAACAATAACACCATCAGGAACATTAACTGTAGGTGGTAGTGCAACTCTTACCGCTAGTGCTGATTTATTTACAAATACAATGGATGATTCAGGAAAAGAAACTTTTATTAAAGTACGTCATCCTAGAGAGGGTGCAACTAAACGTGTTACAGGAGAAAACAAAACAGGAAGTAGTACATCAGAAACTGCACTTGATGTATCTTTTTCTGATTGGAAATTTGAAACATCTTCTAGTTGGACAGGTGTTGTAAAAGTTATGAGGTCCATAGACAATGGTGTAAGCTTTGATGTGTTTGCAGAGTTTGATACTACTGGTACAGCAAATAAAAACTTTATATTTAATTCACCTTTAACAGAGGGGCCTACAACTTTAATTAGAGTTGATTATAGTTCTATTGCTGAAGTAGATAGCTCTGGAGGTATGGATTATCAAATATCAGCAGAAACTATTTATTCTGAGGGTATTATGAAAGTAACAGGATTTACTTCTGCAACTGTAGTTACTGGTACAATAGTTAGTAAAATAATTAGTACAGATGCTACTAAAGATTGGTCATTAAGTGCGTTTAGTGTTGATAATGGTTTTCCCAGGACATCAGCATTTTTTCAAAATAGATTATTTTTTTCAGGTACATCAGCAGAACCTGGTACAATTTATGGTAGTGTGTCTGGTGATTTCTTTAATAATTTACAAGGTAGCTTTGGTGACCTTGCAATTAAAAGAGTACCTAACTCTCCAGAAGCTACAAGATTTTTAGAATCAAAAGAAAATTTATTTGCTGGTACATCAGGATCAATAATAAATGTATCGCCAGCTAGTACAACAGATGAAATAGTAACAGCAACTAATATAAAAACTATTCCAGAGAATGCTTTTGGATCATCTACTATGCAAGGTTTTCTTGCTGGTAATGCTGTTTTATATACACAAAAAGATAATTTTAAAATAAGAGAGTTAATATTTAATTCACAAACAGCATCTTTTCAGTCAAATGATTTAAATATATTAAGTGATGTTATATTAGAGGGATCAGATAATATTGGTGTAGTTGAAACATTTTTACAAAAACAACCAAATCAAGTATTTTGGTGTGTTAAGAATGATGGAGATATAGCTTCATTATTATATGAAAGAAACCAGGAAGTTATTGGATGGTCTAGATTAACAACTAATGGTGATATTATAAGTGGTGCAGCTGTATCTGGTACATCTGATGATTCTATATGGTTATGTGTTAATCGTGGTACAACTGATTCTCCTATTTATTGTGTAGAAAAATTTAAACCTGTAAGAGATTTAGATTGGTTTGTAGATAGTGGTGTTACAGCTACAGGAACTAATATTACTTCTGTTAGTGGATTAAATCATCTAGAGGGTAAAACAGTACAAGTAGTAGCAGATGGTAACTTTCATTCTGAACAAACTGTATCTAGTGGTAGTATTACTATAGATAAACAATCAAGCACTATTATAGCTGGTTTAAAATATGATAGCATTATGAGGACCTTACCTATAGAACCTACTTTAGCTCAACGATTACCTAACTCTAGAGTTAAAGGTTTAACTAAAGCAATATTAAGATTTAGAAATACAAAGGGAGCAAAGGTAGGAGAGTTTAATAAACAACTTAGTAATTTACCTGTATTAAATACAAGTGACATAACAGGCCAACCAATAAATGTAGAAACAGGTCAGTTTAAATTCTTTATTCGTAATGATTGGACAAATGAAAAAATACTTGAAGTAAAGCAAGATTTACCTTATCCTATGACTGTAATCAGCTTAGCATTATGGGTAGATGCGGAGGGAGGCTAAATGTATTGTAGAGGGTATAAAGATGAAGACTATCATAAATTTGTTTCTTATTGGAAAGGACATGATTGGGAAGCTGTTCCAGAAGTCATACTCCCCATTACAGGAGTTGTTTGCGTTAATAATGATGATGACTATATTTTTGGTGGTGTATGGGTGTATGCTGATCAATCTTCTCCGATTGGATGGATGGAATGGATGGTAACTAATCCTCAAAATACAAATAAAGAAAGTTTAAAAACTGTAAAACTATTAGTAGAAGAAGCAGCTATATTATCAAAAATACTAAAGCTTAAATTTTTAATGACCTCTGTTAATAAAAAAAGTTTAGTTAAGTTATATGGTAAACATAATTTTAAAGCAACAGATCGAGATATGGTAAACATGATGAGGATTATATAATGGCAGCATTAACAACAATAGCAGCTGGAGTAGCTATAGCTGGAGCTGGTATGTCAGCTTATGGTCAATATCAAGCTGGTAAAGCACAAGATGCAATGGCTAAATATAATGCTAAAGTAGCTAGACAACAAGCAGATGCTGAATCAATGGCTATTGCTGAAAGAGGCAGAAGACTTGCCAGGGATCAAAGAGAATTAAGAGGTATGCAACAAGCAGCAGTAGCTGGCACAGGTGGTATGATAGCTGGTACAGATTTATTAGCATTAGCTGATCAATCTGCACAAATGAGTTTAGATCAATTAGAATTAAAACGTCAGTCTGATATTGCACAGTTAGGTGGAGAATCAAAAGCACAACAATCTATTTATGAGGGAAGAGTAGCTAGATATACATCTAGAATAGGAGCAGCTGGTACGTTCTTACAAGGTGTAGGAACAGCTTATAATTTATCACAAGCATATAAACTACAAGCTCCTGGAGCAAGTGGTTTTACAGGAGATATTAATTTAGGTAACGCACCTAACATAGCTTAGGAAATAATTATGGCCATACAACTTAAAAAATATAATCAACAAGTAAAGCCATCAGGTGAATCTGGAGGTGTAGAGGGTAGTCTTAGAACAGCTGGATTACCAGGACAAGCTATAGCTCAAGCAGCAGAAAAAGTTGGAGCATCAATTCAACAAGTTATTAAAACAAAAAATGAATTAGATTCAAGAGCAAGAAAAGTTGCTTTTGATAAATATAATGATGAGTTTCTGGTAGATTTAGAAAGACAACAACAAGATGCTTTATTAGGAAAAGGACAATATGCTCCTACTACAAACCCTGATGGTAGTATAACTGAAAATAGAATACCATTTGAAAAGATAGAATCAGAAGTTATTGCACCAGCTAAACAAGAATATGAAAGTTGGTTATCACAACAAAAATATACTAGAGCTGAATTAAATTATATTAATTCTACAAAAAATAAAACTTTCTCACAGATTGATGTAAAAAGAGATCAGGTAGAATTTAAAAGAGATGTATCTCAAAAGAAGTTTGATTTAGAACAATCTATTATTTCTGATACTAGAAAAATTTTAGAAATACAAGATCAATATGGTAATAATCCAGATGCTGTAATGTCTGATGTAGATAAAGCTACTTTAGAAGAATTAACTCTTAACCAACAATCAAATATAAATTTCTTAAAACAAATAAGTGATCCTGGTGACGCTGAACAAGTTGAAAGTTTAGTTTTATATCAAACTATTGAAAAATCAATTAGACAATATCAAAAAGATGTAGCTGGTAATTTATTAAAAGGTGATGAAAGAATAAAAGTTTTAAATAAAATTAGAAGTCAAATAAATAGATTAAGTGAGGGTGGAGAAGATGCACCTTTAATGGGTAAACATTCTATGGAATTAAATAATTTATTGTTAGCACAAGAAACTATAGCAACAGATGAAATTGTTACGGAATATAATAAGATATACTCTGCAACAGCTTTAGATATTAAAAAGGGTAATTTTCAAAACAAAAATTTTGTTGCTGAAGAATTAACTAGAAGAACAGCAGATATGCCAGCATATTTAAAAAATAGTTTTATATCAATGGTGCTTGGTGAAATTGGTCTTAGGGCTGATGCTGATCTTGCTGAAGATGCTGTTGGCACAGCTTATGAAAGAATAACCACACTTATTAATGGTGGAAATGTTGGTTTAAAAGACGTTTATACAGCTATTGGTAAAATAAAAGACCCTATGAGTAGAGAATTATTGTGGTTTGTATTTTCTGATTTCTCTAGAGAGTTAGGTGAAAGAGATTCTAATGGTATGTATAAAATGATATATGATGGAAAAGGTAATAAAATACAACTTGATAGTGAAACAGCAACCTTTTGGAGGCAAATAGGTAGTTATGTAGCTTTATTTGAAAAACAAAATATGATTCAAGACGATGATCAAGAAGCTATATTTATTACTCAAAAATTAAAAAAATTTCAAGCGTGGCGTCAAGGTAATGAAGATATTACTTTTCAAGAATTTATGAAAAAAGAATTTACAGATGATGCAAATAAAATAATTGAAAATGATTATAGGACATTAACATTCCAGGATATATATGGAATACCTGGTATGAGAGAAACTACATCTCCATATAAATTTGTACAACCAGATGAGGCCCCTACATTTAAACAAGAAAGTGACGATTTAGATTCAATTATTTCAAGTGATGATTTTGTTGTACCAGGACAAGATAAAACTGTGAGTTGGAGAGATTTAGGAACAAATGTAGTTTTAGTTGATATACCTGTAAATACAAGTGGTCAAGATTTCTTAACTGAAGATGATGTTGGATTTGTAGGAAGTAATATGTCAGTAGACAATGCTGAAGCAATGTATGGCCCAGGAGCTACTGTTATTGATGGATTAGTAATGTTTGATAAAGGTTATAAAGAAGTAGAAGCTGTATTAAATGATATTAGAATAAATGAACGTGGTGGTAAAAAGAGTAAACCTTATAGAGATGCTGCAGCAGCCTTTGAAAGAAGAAAAGAAATAGAAGATGATAGAGCATTAGCTGTTATTCATTTAATGAAAAGAGAAATGAAAACTGAGGGAACAGGGATAACAAGAAAAACTGTTCATGGAGATTTAGTTCATACTCCAGAAAGTAGAAAATTAATGACAACCTTTGGTCTTCCAGAAAAATTTATAGAAGAAAAAATTGATAGACATCAAATGATAAGTCATCCTGAAACACCTGAAACTATAGTTTATAAACCATTTGAAAATAAAGTATATGATTATGATAATGATATATATCAAGATACAGGAAATGATGGTGATGATTTAAGAATAGCAAAAGATATAAGAAAAGTTCAAGAAACTGAGCTTACAAAAGTAACATTTATTCCTGTAGAACCAGATGATTTTGACCCAGATGCTTGGACAATAGATCAACCAATTCCAATGACATACTATCCAGTAATTGGATTTAAAGACGGACAAAGAAAGATAACTGCATTAATGCCAATATTTAGAAAACTAAAAGATGGTTATACAAAAACAGCTCAAGGTAATTTATATGGACAAGTATATGCAAAAGCACTTGGTGTTAATATAGGTGATTTTACAGCTATGGCTCGAAGAGGAATGTTTGGCAATAAGTATAAACAACAAATAGAAGAAGAATAATATGAGTTCATTACAAGCATACACAAATATAGCTCGTTCATTAAAAGCTCAATATCCACACTTACGAAGTCAAGATGATGTTACAATAGCTACTGAAGCTATAGTAAATAATCCAGGAAAGTTTACTTCTTTTTTACCATCTATTACTAATAACTCTGCTAATGTTATGAAGAATGATCCTCTTTCAGTATCTGGACCAGATAAATCTTCAACTATACTTGAATCTACTACTGATGATGATAGAGAAAGAGAACAAGCTAGAGCATATTATAATGCTAAGTATCAAGTTGACCATGATGATTATTTATTAGAAGCAAGAGCAAAGTATGAATATGGAGATAACTATACTTGGAAAGGTGTTAATTCATCTAACTCTGTTGTAACTAAATCAGGGCCATTAAAAACTCCGCCTTTTGGTGAGATAAATGCTTATTATAAAAATAATAGTTCTGGTGATTCTGAGTTAGAATCTTCTTACTTAACGGATCAAGATGTAATTGATACTACTACTAGTGTAGTTTTAACAAATCAAATTAATAACACATATGATCCAGATGAAGATTATTCACCAGATGTTATGGATAGTCTTTATTATGAAAATGATGCTAGTGGATTAGAATGGTTTTGGGGTTTATGGACAGATTCTTTTAAAAATATTGATGAACAAGTAAAAATGGAAGTAACAGGAGGAAAAGAAATACTTTCAGCACTTGATATTATTGGTAGAGATACACTTAATATAGGTGATGTAGAGGGTTTAGATAACGCTATAGAAAGATATGAAAGATTAAATAAACTAGGACAACAGCTCGCACAAGAACAAAGTGAAATACGATCTAAATGGACACCTGATGTAGATGTAGCTTTAACGTACAAAAGAATGGCCTCAGGAACAGCGACTATTCAAGAGATGCAAGACTTTGGCAAATGGATGATGGCTGGTATTGCATTTGAAGCACCAAGAATATTAATACAACTTGGTGTTACAGCATTATCTTTTTTTACAGGTAATTATGTTGGTGCTGGTCTTAGTGGTGCAAAAGCAGTTGGTGGTAAAAAAATTAGAAAAGCAATAGGTAAAGAAATAGATGAAAAAGTAAAAACTACAGCTGAAAAATTATTAGCTAAACAACAAATTAGAGATGCTTCTTTCAAAGCTTCTAAAAGAATTGGTGCATTATATATGGGTGCTAGTGCATCAGGGGCAGCATCAGCTAGTGATGATGGTGATGTTAATCAAATATATAAAGCAGCATTTATGCCTATTATAGATGGAACAGTAGAAGCATTAAGTGAAAAGTTTGAATTAGATGTAATACTAAATCCTTTAACTAAAAAACAAATTGCTAGAGGTGGATTTACATTTCTTAAAAATATAGGTAAAGCTGCAGCTACAGGTGCTGGATCAGAAACTCTTGCTCAGTTTGGTAGTAATTTAAATCACAAACTATGGGGAGAGGGTACACTACTAACTGAGGGATTAGTAGAAGCAGCTACATTAGGAGCAGTTTTAGATGTAGGTATTTCTGTACCTGTAAATACTATAGCTGGTGTTAATAATAAGTTTTCAAAAGCTAGAGCTGATGTAGCAAAAAATCCTACTAAAAAAACTGTAGGAGAGTTTAGTGAATCTATAAATAATATTAACGAATCTGTTAAAGAAAATTTAAGTAACAAAATTGTTTTTGGTTATAACGATGGAAAACACATAGCAATAGAATATGATGAAAATGGTGATATTGTAAATACTATTGAAAGAGAAGATTTAACTAATTTAGATGATGCAAAATTTGTTGAAGAATTACTTAAAATGCAAAGGCTATCAGAAAAAGATGTATTTCATTTTGACATAAATCAAAAAGGAACAGCTATATTAGATTATCATGTTTATGATCCTCAAGACCTTATAGATATGCCATTACCTAAAGGTGTAGTAAGAACTGCTGGTAGTCACGATGTTGCTCGTGGTAAATTAAAAGTTACTAGAATAGACATGAAAGAAGTAAAAGGCGGTCATATTTCTACTAAAGGTAAAACTAAAGGAGAAATAAAATCAGGTAAAAGTGAAGTAGGTATGTTTAATGATGTTATAGATGATATGTTAAATGCTAACTCATTTAGTAATACAAAAACAAAAACATTAAAGAAAACAATAAAAGCATTACAAAAAACATTTCCTGGTATATTTAATGAAGTAAAAATAGTTTATAAATCATCTGGTAGCGGAGCAGCTGGCTCTTTTAATCCTGATAAAAACGAGTTAATGATAGCGGATTCTCCAAGTTTAGAAACTATACTACATGAAATGATACATGGAATTACTTTACGAGCTATGTACGCTCTTGAAAGAAACGCTGTTAACAAAGGAATTATTTCACAAGGACAAGATTACAATTCTGATGATGGTTTTACTTTAGATAATTTAAGACAATATTTTAAAGATATATCTAATGCAGATAATGAAATGGCTCAACTAGCAAGATTAATTGAAATATATTTAAACGAAACTGGACAAGATATTTTTGTACAAAGATTTGGTAAGAGAATGGCTACACTATCACAGCATTATAGAAAAGGTACTACTGATTCTGATAGATTGTTAAGTTATGGTGGGGCTTTTATGGTTGAGTTTGTAACAGAAGCTTTCATGGACCCTGCATTTCAAGCAGAAATGTCATCTATTGTAATGCCACAAAGTAAAACTCAAACATTATGGAATGAATTTAAAGCTCTTGTTAGAAGAATATTTGGATATGGCAAATTAGGAAAAACTACTTTATTAGATGAAACTATTGATGTAATTTTAGATTTAGGAAATCTTGGAGAAATGGCTACTAAAACGCCAGGAAGACCAACAGATAATGTTTTTCAACAATCCTTTTCTGATTTAAATACTATACAAAAGTTTGTTAATTACAGGGGTGCAATAATTTCAGTATTAAGAAATTTTGATAGTAAAATAAAAGGTAAACAAGTTTATACTATTCCTAAACTTTTAAGAAAAGCAAAAGAGTTGGGTATAAAAATTCCAATAGAAGCAAGAACAAGTAGAGATGCAATCTATAATGCTTTTCTTGAACAATCTAATTTTCAAGGTACTTCTTTAGAACAAAATATTTTAAGAACAACAGCTAGAACAGATAGAATCTTTGACGAAGTTGGTACAGAAAAACAAAGAAATAAATTGAGACAATTAAAAACTAATGAGTTACTTAAAGTAGCTAACAATGAGTTAAATGAAGCTACATTTAATTCAATTTATAAAGAGTACAAAGATAATGGTAACACACTACAAGACTTTGAAAAAGAATTTATAATTTCAGCTATTTTATTTACAAGAAATAAAGAACCTGAAGCAAGTACTCAAGACTTAACAAAAGGTGCTAGACAATATGGATCAGGTATTCAGTCTTTTAAAAAAGCGTTTGCTAAGAAAAAACCAGCAACAGTAGAATTTAAAAAAGACATTAGAAGAAAAACAGGAGTTGATAAAAAAGATTTTGATTTATTATTTGATAAACCAATAACAGAAGAAAGAATACAAGAAGTAATAACAGAGTTAAAAGATTACCTTGCTGGAAAAACTTTTAATAAAGTTGTACCAAAATTAAAAGAGTTACAACAAATAGCTAGAACATATAGAAAGATGCCAAAGAATTGGAGAAAACTAAAGAAAAAAGAATTGCAAAAAGCAATGGTTAAGGCATTAGAAGCAGAATTAAGAGAAGATCAAGCACTAGAAACAGAACAAGAATTTACTTATGATACAAAAGAAATAGATAGAATTAAAGATGCTCCTTATGAAAGACAAAAAAGCATGAGGATTATTGAGGTTACAAGAAAAGATGGTGTAATAAATAATTTTATAGCTATAGATTTAATAAAAGATGATGGAACAATTGATGGTCCGTATTATTTTCCTACAGAAGCATCAACTATAGGAGATGCTTTGGATAGTCCCTCTAACGCTTTAACAGAATTTTTAAGAGTAGATTCTGATACGAAGTTAACTATGTTCGGTGAAAAAGAATTAAACTTTATGAAAAATCTTGAGAAGAACATAGAGCTTACAATGGAAAAAGAAATTTACGAAACTTTAAAAGAAATTGGACAGTTTGATGATCCTGGTTATTTACCACAAAAAACAATGGCAGAAGAAAAACCTGATGAGTTAGTTATTGATACAAGAATAGATTTATTAGGTGATGAATATGAAGATGCTATAAGTAGACCTACACTTGGTATTCCAACAAATGAAATTTTTGAAAAAGCAAGAGGTTTCTTTAGATTCTTAATACCTAGTAATTTAACAACTAGAATAAAAGCAATTTCTCCTAAAGCATTTTTAGCATTAATGAGATTTCATCAAAATGAAAAATTATTATTAAGAGAGTTTAAATTAGCTTTTGCACCATTTGAACAAGAATTTAAAAGAATTAAAAAAACATTAAAACCAAAAGAAGCAGCTGAATTTATTGCAGCTACATTAAATGGAGATTGGGCTGCACTTAAAAAGTTTGGTATGAGCGATGAAGCTATAACATCAACACAAGAAGTTTTTGCAGATATTGCACGAAGATTAGGATTTCCTCCTAATATAAATTATTTTAGACGTGAAGTTGTAGATTATGATGGATTAGTAAAGTACATGGAAAAATCTCCAACTGATGCTTTACAAGCTAGATTTAGAGAAGCTTTAAAAAAGAAAAGAGAAAAGAATCCAAAAGCAATTTTAACTCCAAGAGAGAAGAAAAATATAATTAGATCATATTTAACTGATACTAAAACACATGATGCTCTTTTACAAAGAAGAACAGTAGAAACAGTTACTCCAGGAATGGTTAAGTTTTATGGAAATCCTATATCATATATGGAAAATTATTTTTCAAGAGCAGCTAGAATATCAGCAAGATCACAATTTTTAGGAAAGGGGCCTCAAGCAGTAGAAATATCTAATGGTGTTTTTGAGATAAATGATAGAGATGGTAATGATGATGCAACTGAAAGTGATATAATTAATATTCTAATTGAATTACTAGAAGATAAATCTGTTTTAAAAACTACTACTGATAAAGATGGTAATACAACAGTTAGCCTAGATACAGCTTCAGAATCATATAGAAAAATTAAAGAATTAGTAGGACTTTTAAAATCTGCTATCAACTATAAACCAGCTGGAAGATTAGCTACAAGATATAGAACAATGACATCAGCAGTAAATATATTACAACCTGATACTATATTATTACAGTTAGCAGATATTGCTATTTCAGCTGTATATAATGGAATAGGAGCTGTAGCTAAATCTGGTAAAGTTATACAAGGATTAACTGATCGAGCTGGAAAAGCTTTAAAACTTGGATTAGAAGAAATTGGTATTGAAAAATATGATATTGAGTTTCAGGAGGGAATGTCTAACCCAGGAGCAAAAATAAAATTTGGTAAAAAGTTTGAACAAGGAATGATAGATTTAACGAAGAGATTGTTTGCACCATTAGGAGGTGCTGACTTTATAGGTAAATCATCTTTAGTTAAATCAGTAACTATTAAATATACAAATTTAGCACATAATGATCCACAAAAACTATATGACATACTAAAAGATAAATGGGTAGATGATACCTGGATTCAAGGAGTCATAAATGATTTAAGAAAAAATGTATTATCAGAAGATGTTAAATTATTATTGTATATGGAAATGGCAGAGTTTCATCCTATTACAACATCTGATCATATAAAATTTTATATTGATAATCCCTGGGCCAGACCACTATTAGTATTACAAAGTTTTGCATTTAAAATGTGTGATAGATTTGGAAGACAAGGTGTAAGTTTATTATTATCTGGTACAGAAAACATGATTGCTGGGGGCCGTACTAATAATGAAGCACTTAAAAGTGTAGGTGAAGAACAACTTAAACAAGGATTTAAAGGAACAGTACAGTTTGTAGTTCTTACATTAATTATTGAACAAGCAGTTAGAAAAGGAATTAAAGAGTTAGCACAACTAGCTAAAATAGAACCAGACGAATATGAGGTAGAAGAAATCCAAGAAGCTAGTATAGGTACTCAATATTTTAAAGCTATCATGGGTATAAATCCTTTTTTCAATGGATTTGAAATAGTAAGATTATTAGAAACTGGTGACGTTGATAAATTTGTAAATTCATTTGTAAACATAGCTCCGTTCTTTGGTACAAGAATAATAGAATCTATGTATAAAAATATGGTCTTAGATAAAACAAAAGATAAACCACATGATTTTGAATGGTTAAGAGATATACCATTAGCTGGTGATATTTTATATGGAATAGAAAAGAGAAAGAAAAGGCTAAGAGAATTATAATAAGCTTGACATTGTCAATGCTAAAAATTAGAAATTTAAATAACAGGAGATAGTATGTCTTTATCGAATACAAGCAATAAATTACAGTTTAGTCCTAGCTCGCCTACGACAGTTTATAACTTTAATATTAAGTTTTTTAATGAAGCTGATATTGTTGTTACAGCGTTGTCGTCAGGAGCTACATCAGAAGTAACTTTAAGTAGAGTTTCTAGTCCATCAGATAATACAGAATATAAAGTTGAAACAGGTGGTGATCCATCAAATGGTGGTACTATTACTATTGGTGGTGCTGGATATGGTAGTGGAGATAAAGTAACTATTGAAAGAATAGTTGCAATGACCCAGGAATATGATTTACAAGAGGGAGCAGCTATTGATCCTACTGCATTAAACACAGGATTAGATAGAGCAGTAGCACAAAATCAACAACAACAACAACTACTAGATAATATTTTAAGTTTTCCTGTAAGTGATGCTGGTAGTATTACTTATAATATAACTGAATCATCTACATCCAGGGCAAATAAAGTTATTGGATTCGATGGAACAGGAAACATAGAAGCTAAAACATTTTCATCTGTAGCTGGTGATGCTGTTACTGGTGGTAATGGTATAGATATTACTGCTAATAATATATCAGTAGATGTTACAAGTGATTTTACATTTACTACAGGTGAATTAGCATTAGCTACAGATTCTGTTGATACAGCAGAGATAAAAGCAAATGCAGTAGATACAGCAGAAATAGCAGATAGTGCAGTAACAGAATCCAAGATAGGTAACAATGCAGTTACAGCTTCTAAAATAGCTGGTAATGCAGTTGGATCAGCACAAATATCTGATGGTGCAGTTACTTCTTCAGAGTTAGCTGGTAATGCAGTTAGCTTACCTACAATGGCACAGATAGCTACTAATCATATTATTGGTAGAACAAGTGCTGGTACAGGTAATCCTGAACATATTGCATTAGGTAATCCTTTTTATGAATACTATAGTGCTGACTGTAGAGGAGGTACAGGTAATTGGAGATGGAAAAATTGGAATATAATAACTAATTCTCCTCATGCTAATTTTGGATCATTTGACAGTAATGGTATATGGACATTTACATCAACAGGCACTTATCTTGTAGATTTACAATATGAACACGTTGATAAAGATACTACTGGTGGAGATTCTTATACTACTCAATTTACTAAAGGAGATAATACAGGTAGTGATACATCTACTAATATGGCGGGTACTGTTTGGACAGGAACTAGAATAGCACAAGGAACAGGTACTTCAAGAGATTTATTAGGATCAACTTTTCCAAATACAGGTGTAAATGCATTGACTGCTAATTATAATGGTGGAGCAGATTTAACTCCTTATGCTAGAATAATAAAACACATTTTAACTATTAGTGATGTATCAACAGATAAATTACAAGTAGCAAATGATGAGTCTGGTACAGGTGCAGATCATGCATTCTGGGATGCTAGAGCAACATTAAAAATAACTAAATTAACTTAATTTAAAAAAAGGATAATATTATGTCAATTGAAGCACAAAAATTTCCTAACACAGGGGAAAGTATTCAAGTCGGTGGAATGACCGTAAAAGCTAATGCTAATACTAATCAATCTATTAGTGCAAATACAATTATAGAAGTATGTGACACTAGTGGAAGTGGGTCTTATGTATTATTAAGTACATCAACTATTAGTAGTGCAGTAGATAGTTCTACATCAGGTGCATTTTACATACCTCCATATGGTACAACAAGACCATTTAAGACTGGCGATAATACTAATATTCGTGGCGAGAATGTAATTAATATACGAGAGTTGTAATGTTAAATTTACGACAAGGTAGTATAACTACGCATTTTAATATGCCAAAGTTTTGTGGATCAGTAGATGCTGGTACTCAACATTCTGGTAGTCAACCCGCAGTTGGTTTAAATTGTAATGGTGTATGGGAATTAAAGCATACTGCTCACGGAGTATCAGGGTACTATGATGATTATTGGTATGACATATATCCTTGGACTAGCAACTCAACATTTGCTACAAAGATGTTAAGAAAGACTAGTGATAATACTTGGTTAATGTTACAAGGATCAACTATAAGATATACCAATCCATCAAAGTCTTCTGCACCACCTACATCAGGTTGGGTTACTACAGGCGGTGCAGGTGTTTCTCCTGTACCACAAATTACATTTAAAGAAATAGTAAATGAACGCTCATCAATATCTACTACTAACTGTACTGTTGTTGATAATTCTCAATTAGATAGCATTACTATTAGGTCTGACTCAAGTAGTGCTACAAAGAATATAATATTTGGAACAAACACATTAAACGTTGGAGATAAAATTGCAGTAGGATTTAAGTTATCAACTTCAGGTGTAGCTAGTGGCTCAGCAGCTAACTTTTTATTAGGTGGAAATGTTATTATGGCATCATTTAGTTTTGATAATGTAGGTGAATCTCCTGATTTCTTTTTTCATTCGTTTGACCAAACAGTTGGAAAAACTCATGCAAATGTAGACTATACTCCAACTTCAACAGGATTTACAATGCAAAATTATGGAAGTGTATTTGGAGATGGCGATACTGTAACTATAAAAGATTTAAGGGTATTTGTACTATGACATATGAAATAAATTTTAATGGCGAAACTATAACAGTAGTTAATGAAGATGGTTACATAAAATTAATTCATGGAGATGCTTTTTCTATTATTAATAAAAAAGAATACAATGATGATGACTTACAAATATTATTAGATAGTACAGATGAAACAAAGATAGCTGAGGGTAGAGCGTTGTTAGATGAGTAAGAAAGGTAAAAATGTAACTATCAAAGGTGTGCTGTACGAAGATGGTACAGTAGAAACTAAAAATGATGACATCTATAAATCTAAAGGTGGTAAATCATCTATAGAATCTACAGTTACTGAAACAGCTACAACAGAGGTAGTAAGCCAGGCAACACAATCAGGCATACAAGCTGTAGTTACACAGGTCCAAACACAGGTAGCTAATCTAGGTGCATCAGGATTGATAGCTGTAGGTAGTGCTGGGGCCTTTCAAGTAGAACATATGCACGACCATACAACACAAGCGGTAGAGAAAGCTACACCTATGATACAAGAGCTAGTGGAAACAGGTACAATACAAGATACTATACCTGAGGGACATAGTAAGTATGGCCAGGAGATACCTGTAGTTAAAACATTCTTTGGTGTTAAGGTTGGAGAAGAAAGAACTAAAACAGATGAACAAAGACAAGCTGAAGAAACTATGGTAAGATCAGCAAGAAGTCCTGGTGTAAATGACTTTAATGAAAAAGAAGCGAGTATGCAGTGATACACTTTGATATAATCATAGAACATATAAAGCCACACCTTACAGGTATCTGTATTGGATTAGGTGGATTCATATGTACGTTGAGTATGTTTATGCCAAGACATTGGAAGATATTTAAATTAATTAGTTGGATGAAAAAGAAATGAAAAAAATAATTATATGGTTAGCTTTTATAATAGTATTAATGTTAGCTAGTATTACTAGAGGTGACTTATATGTATATGATTTAGAAGCTACACTTACAGAAAGTAATGTTACTTATGTAGACCAAGAGCCATTCTATTATGATATATTTCATATACAAACAGATGGATATGCAACCCTGGCCTTTGATAACTATGATGCTGATTTAGGTAGTAGTAATTCTAACTATGACTTCAATGATCCATATCTTTATTTGTATGAGATAGAACAACATACATTAAATGGATTTAGTGGTGGATCAGTACAGCTTACATTGTTTGATGAAGATGATGATGGTAACGAAGATAGTCCTGAGGGATTGTATTTTTATTTAGATGATGTACAGATACATAATCAGTTAGTAGCAGTTATATCTAGTTATGATCCATACGTTGTAGGTACAGTAGATTTTACAGTAACAAGTGATCAGCCATTAAGTATTATACCTGAAGCACAAGCTATAAGTTTGATACTACTAGGTGGTGCAAGTTTATTAATAGCTAAAAGGAAGATGTCGTGAATGATTGTATTGAGAAAGGTTTGGTA